CCTGAGGTCTCTTTTAGGATTTCAATTTTTACTTTTTTAGCCATTATCATTAATTTTTCACCGAAAAAGCCCCGTATCGATTAAGATACGAGGCGATTTTTTAAACCTTATTTATTAAGGTGCGGTGATCGCTGTAATTCCGGCAGCGATATCCGAAATATGCATGAACGCGTTCGCGTCGTTATTTCTTACCTGAAGGTTACATCTTTCGTAAGCTTTAACCGTTACGAGCTCCTGCTCGAAGTTCGTTCCGTTTTCGTAAGCGAATTCAAGAACCATTCCTCTTCTTCTGTAGAAACGTCCCTTCATTCCGTCGTAAACGTATGCCTCATTTTCCGGACAGTTAGGATTTTCGATTACTCTCATTCCGTTAATGAATAGAGTTCCCGCCGCGTCTCTAAATACTGAAGCGTTAACCGTTCCCGCTTTAATATAATTCGTATCGGTATCTTTTAGAAGCCCCATAAGAGTTGCGTCCTTCGGATTTAAGATAATTACGTTCGGCATGTAGAAATTTTCTTGACCGAAAGCTTTTATCTGCGCTCCCGCTACGACTAATAAATCGATAAGTTGAGCGTTCGCAACCGATCCAGAGTAATCCGCTCCGACAGCCGCCGCCGAGAAAGTAGATGCGTAAGAAGCAACACCGTTGATGTTCGCTCCGACTCCGTCCCCTAGAAGAAGATCCGCGTCTTTCTTAAGCATTAAATCCGTCGTGATTAAGTTTCTAATCTCTCCCTCTACGAAATCGTAATCGTCCATCATGTCGATACAAACGTTTACGTAATCCCTAACTTTCTTCATTTGAAGATCGCGGATTCCGAACTCGATTTGAGAGTTATGCGTCGAAGCGTCGCAAGCAGCAACGTTTTTGGCGTCTCTAATAATAGAGGCCTGCTCTACATATTTGATATATTCCGTCGAAGCCGTTCCGCTCTGGAAAGTATCCTCCATGTAAACTCTTTTATGAGGAATCGCCGAAACTCCCGCCTCGAATTGTCCTAACTGCTCGCGATCGTTGATGTCCGTAGGGATTTGAGTCGCCTTAACTTCAACCTCGAATCTTCCTCCTCTATCTTTAAGAGAATTAATCTGCTCCTTATTTTGAAGGATAGCCTCTTTGATAGGAGTCATCGAGCGATCTTTCCCAACAGATACGTTCGACTCTCTTAGAGCTTTAATTGATAAATATACGTCGTCGATTTCCGCAAGCTTACTTTCTAGAGTAGATTTAAGAGCGGCAACTTCTTCCGCCGACGCGTTTCTTTCGTTAGCTTTTTCGATCTCTCTATTAATAAGATCTTTTTGAACCGCGATATCGTAAGCCTCTTTTGCTTTTAAATAAGCCGCGAATTCCTCGTCGCTTAAGTTATTTAATTCGGTTCTCGTTTTCGGAGTGAAATCCGGAATAACTACCGTATTAAATAAAGACCCTCCGAAAGACGGAACGGTGTACATAAGTGCGCTAAAACACGCGATTGATCCGGTTACTACCGCCGATAAGGCAACGCTTCCGAAGATAGACATAGTGAATCCGTAGACACCCGTTAAGATGAAAACCGAAAGCACTAAATTCATTAAATTTTTCATTTTTTCTAGTTTTAAACTATTAAACCAATTGTTCTTTCGGATTTCAAAGTGCTAGTGCGATTTGCGGCTTCGTCCTCCTCTTTTTGTTTTACTTCGAGAGTGTCCTCCGACGGCTCTCTAGTTTCTTCCTTCGCCGGTAAGGTTCTCGTCGCGGAATTAGATCCCTCTAAAACCATCGAGCCTTCTCCGACAACTTTCGCCTCGATTACGGCGTAAAAATATAGTATTTCATCGAATTCGTCTTTATTAGCTATTAAAGGCGAATATTTATCATAATTAGTTTTGAACTCGATATCCTCCTTGTCGTTGGAATTAATACAGAGAGCGACGTTCACGTACTGCATTCGAACCGAGTTCTCGATCGGAAGTCCGGCTTTTAATAAATCTCTCGCTTTATCGTGAAAGATATTTTTCTCCTCGATCTCGAAGATTAACGCCTGCGTCGTCCCTTCGTAGTTATATCCGACGGAGGACCAAGGAATCTCTTCGACTAATATATTAACGTGCTCCTTATGGGCTATAAGGTTATGGATCCCGATAACGTGGTCCGCTACGTAATGAACTCGTCCGGATTGCTCCGACGCGCTTTTGTTCCATATTCCGGAAACGTGTAAGTCGTTATGCGAGTCCAGATATCCAATCGTATTAATTACGGGATAAATAAATCCGTCTTTCTGTTCTAATCCTTTCGCCGTATATCTCGAAGGATTCTTTTTAACTTCTTTAGTCGATAAAGTAACTCCTTTCTCTACCGTCGAAATAATAGAGCTCTTTTTCTTAGATATAATAAGATCGTTCGCGGTTTTTAAAGCGGAAAAAAGTTCTTTCTCCGTTTCGAAACTCGTCTCCAATTCTGGGCAATAAATCATTTTTTTACTTCTTTTTGATTCTCTAAAACGAAAAGCTTTCTCTTAAGGCTTTGCTTAAGGTTTTCGTCTTTCGCCGTCTCGATCTTAAGCTTTAAAGCCTTAACTATCGGAGAATCGTTCTTTTTTTTATTATTTACCACTTATAATTTTTTATGACCGTCCATATAAAATATCGACCGTCTAGGCAAAAATAACTATATTTGCGATATAAATAAACGAAAATGAACTTTATTTCCAATACCGCGTCGATTTGGCGTAATTTCTTCGGAGGGAAAGACCGATTCACTCAGACTCGATATACTACTAATTTTAATAGATTCCTCGGAAAAGGAGAGGAGTGGGTCGATACCGACGGGAACCTTTACGAGTTATATGCTACGACGCCGCAATTGAAGGCGATTATCGATCGAAAAGCTTCGATGTTTTCTAACGGGATCTGGCGTCACTACGACGCGAACGGGGAGGAGGTAGAGAATTCCGCTTTCGTCGAACTTCTTAACAATCCTCATCCGGCTTTTAACGGGAAGGAGTTCCTCCGTATGCATATTACTAACTACGATATATTCGGTAATTCGTTTATTTTTAAAAATTCCGGAAGACTTTCCGAAATACCGAGGACGATCTCGGTACTTCCCGCCGATAAAATGATAATTGATAGATCCGGAAAGATATACCGCCAAGTGGATATGGACGAAATCGTTACCGGTTACGAATTAAGAGACGAAGACGGAATGGGAGAAAAATTCGAAACGGACGAGATAATCCACTTCGCGACTACTAATCCGATCGATCCCGTAATGGGAGAGAGTAAGATCGTCGCCTTATCGATGCCGATCTCCAATATTCGAGCATCGTATGGATTTAGAAATAGAATCATTACGAATAACGCCGCACTCGGTATTCTCTCGAGCGACGCGACTGCCGACGGGATCGGAGTAACTTTAAACGAGGACGAGCAGAAGAGAATTAATCGAGGATATCAGGAAGCCTTCGGAATGCAAGAAGGCAAGGGAAATATCCACATGACGGAATCGAACGTCCGTTGGAATCCGATGTCGTATCCGACAAAGGACTTACTTCTATTCGAGGAGGTCGACGCTAATTTTAAAATGTTGATCGATACCTTCGGATTGAATAAGAATATTTTCTCGCCGGAGTCGGATTCTAAATTCTCGAATCTCGTCGAAGGATTAAAAATGGGGTATCAAGACTGTATTATCCCCTTCGCGGAAGATTTCGCGAACGGATTAAGTAAGGAGATCGGAGTTCCGGAAGGAGATAAATTGAAGTTATGTTTCGAACATATTCCGGTTTTAAAAGATAACGAAAGAGAAAAAGCCGAAATTGATAAGATCAAAGCCGATACAATAGCGACTTTAAACGCGAACGGAAGAACCGAAGATGCGGAATCGATAACATTTGAATAAAGCGCATTAAAACGCGCTTTATTCGTTAGTTATATGCAATTATTTTTTACCCACCGCACTTTTAAGTAAATGGTTAATTTCTTTGTTTACGCTTCTGTCATTTTCAGAAGCCAACCGAACTATCTTATCAAATAACTCGGTTGGTATTTCAATTAGTTTCTTTTTCATCTTACATCTAATTTTGTGGTTGATTTACACACATAAGAATCATTTTTATTAGGTTCTATTGTTGGGTATTTTCTCGCTCCTCTCCTTGTTGGTTTTTCTTGTTTTGAGCTACCTTTAAAAACTCTTAATTCTTTACCGTTCTTTTGGTGGTCTACTTCTATTGATTCAACAGTAAGCCATTGATTCCATCCAAATTTCACTTCCATTCCTTGCTTTACTTCTTGCGCTTGTAGTTTCATTTTTATCTGTTTTTGAATTTCTATACAACAAATATACATATATATTTTATATATACAATAGATATACAAAGAAATTTTAAAAATATTTTCCCAACGCTAAAAAATAAAAGCATATAACAATAAATAAAGGGCATTTAAAAACGCCCCTTATTCAAACCGTTATATTCCATATTCGAATATAGAATAATCAAAGTTAAATTTTCATATCCCAAAAGTCATTAAAACGACCTCGTTAGTAGACAATATTGCTTAATATAATCATCTAATTCAAGTAAAGGTAATCCTTCTCGGTCACACCTTACACAAAATTCTGCATATTGTTTTGCAATAATTTTACTAAAATTAGAGGTAATTAATTTTGTAACTAACTCTGGTAAATTAGGGACTTCCCTCTCTAGTTGTCTAATTTTATAATTTATATCGTTCGTCAATTATACAGGGTACAGCGTTTTTCCATTTAATTAAGTGATGCATTCTTAAATCGGTTCGGCCCATCAAATTTATTTTAGTACAATCCGGCCTATTTAATAACGTGTAAAAGGATTTCACGTAAGTCCCTCCGGACAAATATGATTCCGACATTCCGCCTTTTGTTTTTTGTGTTTGTTTTTGATCTAACTGAATAAACGGAATCGTCATAAATAAACTCCCTTGGTGACCTAAAGCCATATATGTATTAACATCCTCATTTAATCTCGATATAAATTTAAAAGGCCGATCGACTGAACAAAAAAAGGAGTTCATCGCTTTTCTTTTCGGCTTCTTATTGAAGTTTTTTTCTCCTCCGAACCAGTCTCCCCCTTGCGAATAACAGATGCTAGTAAAATTTGAATTTATGAAATAATCGAGAGTGTTTTGGAAAATATCGTCCAAACCTTCGGTAAGATTCGGACAACTTTTCGGGTGTTTAAATTCATGATTTATACGAATCTTAAAAGAAGTATAATCGTCATCTAGGACTAAAAAATATTTGTAACCTAATTTTTTTGCTAAATCAAAACAGGCGTTTCGTGCGTGCGTCGTCGTTCGTAAGTTGTTAAAATTATCGTACTGATCGACCATTGAGGCATATTTTTCTTTATCGAAAATAAAAACTCGATCCGGATAATTCTTTAAGTATTCCGCCGATGTTTTGTCTTGATCGTCTATTAATATGTAAGTAGGAAGCGTGCAACCGGCTTTTTTAAGCGTTTTTAATGTATAAACGTCGTTAGGTCTCCCGTTACTTATAATAATGACGCAGAAGTCTTTTCTATTCTCCATAGATCTCGAAATATTGGTTTGCGATTTCGTGAGCTAGTTTTATGTATCCGTATTGATAAGCTTTATTGAAATCGATAATAACTAAGGCTTGCCTCTCCATTAAGTTCTGTATTTCTTTAGGTGAATTCGCGTAATAGTCCGCGATTTTTTCGTAATTAAAAACCGTATGCCTTTGAGCGGCTTTAATTAAAAACTCTTTTTCATCGTCGGAGATATTACTTTCTTTTATCTCCGAAATGATCCTCTTTGTTTTTCTATCATCTAAAAGCTCGAGGATATGAGGCTTTTTGTCTCTCGGTTTATATTCGGGAGTTTTTATCTTAGAGGTGTAAACACTCTCCTTTTTAACTTCGAACTCCTCTCCAAAAAGTGATTGTTGTTTCATATTAGTATCGTTTTTCGATTTCTTCCTTCATCTTCGACCAATACGAGCTATAAAGAGTAATTTTTCGAACGGAGCTCCGATCGATAATATGTTTCTCCTGCTTCGTTACGTCGAGGATCTTATTTATTACGTATTTCGCGTTGCTTAATTTATCCGCGTCGGATCCATGTAAATTCGAAAGGATCTCGTCGACGGCTTCGATTATAGTAGGCATAAAGATAGATTTTAAAAGCCCCCGAAGGGGCTATGGTTTTTATATTACGCAAATGAGACATTTGTCGATACTTCTCTTATTACTTTAGAGGTGCTATTGTTTAACTTATTTATAACGCGTTTCTTAAACTCTTCGAGAGTTTCGTTTGGTAGAGCTTCGACCGGAAGAGATTCGTCTCTTAGCCACCTTATATTACCTCCGTTAGTAACTTCGTAGTATTGTATATTTCTTAGCGAGAAAGGAGTTCCGGAAGATCCGTGTCCTCCGTAAAGGGAATATTTTAAAGATCCGTTTTTAAGTCTACAAATAAGCGTTTCCTTATTACCCATCGAATCTTCTAAATGTAAGTGTAAAATTTTCTTAGTCATTTTCTATCTGTTTTAAAAAGTTTATACTCCAAAGAAACAGACAAAAAGAAAACGACCGCCTAAAATTGGGATGAGCGGTCGTATAAAATTATGAGCGGTTTTTAAATCCTTCGATATAATCCTCGGCTCTTTTTAAAGAGCGGAATCTCCTCGGGAAGTACTCCCAGAGATTAAGGAACCTCCGGAGCCTAGATCTCGAGGTATAAATTAGATAAACGGCTTTAAAATCCGAGTCGTATCTCTTTCTAATCTTAAAGTATCTGCTTCCCTCCGGTAATCCCATAATCGGTTAAAAGTTTTTAATTAATAACTTAACGAAATATATCGGCCAAGATATCGAAGAAATTAAGACGCAGGTCGGAATAGTTAGGACCGCGAGAACGAAAAGAGCTAAGAATCTAAAACTATTTAGTCGATAAAATTCGTTTTTAGTCTCTTTTAAATAAGCTTGGTAACAATGCCCTTTTCCGTCGAACGGAAAGAAAGCGAAATCGATAACTTTCTCGAGGAGGATCCAGAACCAGCGAACGGATAAGAGAGAAAACCGAGCATAATATCCGGTTCTTCCGGAGATAGTACAGAGGGAATTTCCTCCGGATAAAGCATTCCCGAGGCGATCCAAGGCCATTAATACGGATCTAGCGTAAGTCATAAGTTTTGATTTATTAAAATTCGGTTAATGCGTAGATTTTAACATTTACGGCGGAATAACCAGAATACTGAATTGTTCCTCCCGTCGATTCCGAGTTCGTTCGGAGTATAATCTCGCCGGTCGATCCCGTTTTCTGAGAATGTATCCTCGTCGCGTTAATAACGTCCTCTAAGTCGATAATCGTAGAGCTCGCCTCGACGTCGAAGGAACTCGCGTTGAATCCTCTACTCTGGATTAAAAGCTTAGTAAATCCGGCCGTCGTTAAGGCCGAGACGTTAGCATAAGAGCCGTACCCGAACGTGGATCCCGAACTTACTCCCGATAAATCGGTTAATAATTCCGACGTTGATCCGGCACCGCTTCCTCCCGATGCCGTACTAAAACCCGTATTAACCTCGAAGAAAGCCATTAATTCGTCCATGTCGACGAATGCCGATCCATCGACCTTCTGAAGCTCCTCGCGTCTTAACGCTTGCCTTTGATCCCACTCGGGACCTCCTTTAATAACGATCTCGTCGTCCGCGATGTTTTTTCTTTTAGCTAATATATTTTTAGCAAAGTCTTCCGTTAATTCTCCCGTAACGGTGTCCTCCATGTAGAAATAATTGTCTTTTATGTATATTTTTTTTGCCATTATATTATGTAATTATGAATTGCCATTAATACCGTCAAGGTCCCTTCCGGATTGACCGGAGAATTTAAGAACGCCTGATTCCTTCCGCCCTGCGCGTCTTCGCTTAATTTAGTTAATATCCGAAGATATCCGAGTTTTAAGTAAGTTCCTAGATATCCGTAATATTCCGCGAATAGATCCGCCGCGAGTTCGTCGTCGACCAATGGATTACTTTCGACGGCTTCGAAAAGTAGACTGATTTGGTCCTCTCTTTCGCTATAATCTAAGTTGGATTTTGTAATCATATCTAATTAGGTTTAAATTCTACACTTATAACACTTCGGTAGATAACCGCCTCTGCGTCGGCTTCTTGTCCGGCGAATTGTAACGAAAAAACATAATCCGTCGCCGCCGTTAATTCGTAAACGAAACGGAATCGCCTCGGGATCCTTACGTCGGTCCCGCTATTAACGTTGACACCCGTCGTAGCTTCGACGGTATTTATTCCGGTTCCTCCGATTTCTTTCGGTTCGTATTTAAGAAAGTTAATCGTTTCGGATATTCCTCCCGACACTACTAGATCGGCCATAAAATTATTTCGATTCGAGTTATAACTTTCCAAGAAATCGATCTCGACGATATATCGACCAGTAGCCGGAGCGGTAATCGATAGAGAATCATATTCCGCATAGACGTTCGCCAATTGGTTAGATTCCGGATCCGATTTCGCGCTTAATCTAAAAAAAGAAACGGGATCGTCCGGCGTTATATTATTCGAGACGGTCTCGTTTAGTTCGGTAAGAGAGGCGAAGGTTCCGCCCTCCGAGTCTTGAAAGAAAGCCGGAGCTCTACTGATTACTTTTTTAGTATTATAATAGAGAACCCAGTTTCCTCCTAACTCCGAAAAAGTTACGTAATTAAGATCGAAGACTCCTCCGAATTCCGGAACTAATAGCTTACCGTTGTTAAAGTCTAAAGTTATCATCTCTCCTTAATTATAAAATATGAATCAGTTAACATTTCGACGTCAGTCGTATCCGTGTTGTTTGCTACTTGTAGACGAACGTAATCGTTGCGATCTAAAGAAACGAACGAATTAATCTGATAAATAGCCACGTCCGTTCCTCCAACGACGTTTATAATCGACCTCGTCTGCGTAACGACGTCAGAATCCGTCGAAGAAGAGTCATCGAATTTAACGACCTTGAGAGCAATCTCGTCGTTAGCTCCTCCTTCTATAATAGCGTAAACGATAATCTGAAACTCTCTCGGGCTATCTCCGACGTGTCTCAATTGACCGTTAACCGGAGAATCGAAATGCTGTCCGTCCGATAGCGTAAATGTTCCCGCTACTTCTTCGAAAGTTCCCGCGGTATTTATAGTCGTAACGGCGGAAGTCGTTAATGTTTTCGTTCCTCCGACGTAAGTATTTTCCACGCCGATGTTGTTCTTCCAGAAGGCGGATAAATCGCTCGGAGATATATTCGGGAAGAGATTCGCGTCCATAGGATCGTAAATCCCGCCTCTAGATATAAGACATCCGTCCAATTGAAAAGCGGAAGGATTCGAAAAATTCGAATCTCGGAAATCGCTAAATCCGGAAAGAGGTCCGAAATCGACGTTGGCGTTAGAAGTAAAACGTCCGGAGAACGTAAGACTCAAGCCTTCCTCGAATAGATATCCGGCCCAAGATGGGTCGGAAATTCTTAGGATAGTATCTCGGAAAAATATTCCGTTCATCGTTCCGTTACATACTAACGAAGGAGATCCTCCGAATCTGCCGGAACCGGTCTCGAACCATTGTCGATAGTCGGTTATTTCTCCAATCTTCGAACAGGAATTGAAGTTGACCGCTTGTATCTCTATCGCTTCGAATCCAGTATTTGAAGTAACGTCGAAGACCTGAGATCCCGATCCGGAAGCGGATAGAAATAAGGTTTTCATTATGATATTTCCGGAACCTCCGACGGGGCTAGTAAACATAGTATAATTATCCTCCGAGGAAGTTAATCCCGAAAGATCGAAGTTATATCCGGAGAGGTATATCCCTCCGACGGGGATTTCTAAGGAGGTCGTCCCCATGTCGATAATACCGTCGAGAAAATATTCTTTAGACGAATCGATTACCGCTCCGAAATCCGAAACGTCCTGAACGATAACTCGCTCGCGTAATCCTCCTGAGTTTCCTCCTCCTCCGGCCGTATCGTCGTCGATAAATTGAGTCGCGACGACTCTCCCGTTTCCGTAATGCGTATAAAGATAACCGCCGTCGACCTTTACGATCGAAAGCCAATCGTTGACTCTCCACTCGTCGTAGAGAGAGAGGTCTCCGATATTAGTAAATGTTCCAGAACTTGTTCCCGCCATGATTACCTACAAAAGTAATCAAAAAATATAACTCGAATATCGATTTTTAATATTTCTCGCGGCGGCGCAGCAGACGTCGAGCGCGTCCTTTCGATTTTTATTCTGCCCCTCCTTCGCGTAAGTCGTCAGATGTTTAATAAAATCGCGATATTCCTTATCGTCTCGATATTTATCTTCGTCGAAGGTAAAGAAGTCCCGAACGAATTCGAAATATGCGTTGATTTTCTGATCCTTGTTCATTCGCTCCTTATACCCTTGGACCGTCGTCCCTTCCGGTCTCTGGACTCTTAACTCGGAAAGCATAGCGACGCCGACGCCGTTCCCCTCTACGAAAATACGTTCGATCTTATTACTACGAAGACGATCGACGACTCTCGGAGTATTCGCCGAAGTTCCCTCCTTCGAATGTACTACGTCCGCGACGTGAACCCTAAAAATCCCATCTCTATAAGTAAGATATAAAAAGATAGTCGAGAGACTATCTCCTCCGCCGTCTGCCGGATCAGCGAACGACAGCCTCGCGATAACGTCGTCCGATACGGGATCGGGAGCCGGTACGAACTGAAGCCGATCGAAAGGGACGAGGATTCCCTTAACGTCGACGGGCTCCTGCATGTATTGAGTTGCGAAGATCGCCTTCGTTTTTTCGGAGGTCCGGAGGTTTTCGATATCCTCGAGGTTATGTTTCCACTCCCATAAGGGGACGCCGTCCTTAACTACGGGGAGGACTAGAAACTTCGCTCTTTCGTTATCTTCTCCGTAATAGTCGAGTAATTGCTGCGTCGCGTCTTGCATGCCGGCTCTCTGCTGGATATTAATAATCGGAGTATCTCTCGAGTTCTTCCGCGAAAAAATCGTGTTAAATATAACCCTCGAGACTTTATCGTTGTTCGCGTTCTCTTGGCCGGAGTCGTCGATTTTATTAACGTCGTCGAGGACGATACAACCCTCGAAGCCTCGGAGGTAGCTCTCGAGGTCGTCGTCTCGATCCACCATCTGCCCCGCTCCGAATCCGGTTATCTGTCCGAATATCGTCGCCGTTTTTAATCCTCCTCCCTTATTGGTACGCCAGAGATTTTTTCCGTTCTGATCTTTCTTAAGATCTACGCCGTACATGATTCGAAAATATGGATGCGTTACGATGTCCCTAATCGCGATTGAAGTCTGGCTTCGTAGCTCGTCCGACGCGGATATGTAGATCCAATTGGAGGTGGGATTCATTCCGATACCTCGGGCGATAAAGTTAACCGCCGCGAGTTCCGTCTTCGAGAACCTCGGAGGGATATTAATATTAAGGAGCTCGAGCTCGTAGTTTTCGACTCTATTTAATTCGTCTCTTATAGTTTCGTGGTGATGATTTACTAGGAATTTCGTTCCTCTTAAAGCTTTAAAAAAAAAGCGCGTAAAGAAAAGGAGGTCTTCGTCGCAGAGAGCTCTCGCGACGGCTAATTCTTCCCTTGTATATTCTTTTTCGGCCATAGTAAGGCGTAAAGATACGAAAAAGCCCCGTAAGTCGAACGGGGCTAAAACATAAACAAATAGACGGGGTTGGCTAAATATTATAAATAAGAGCGGCGATGCTAATTATTAGACTAATTAAGCTAACTACTAGCGAGATTAAAAAGTGATACGGATTAACCTCGAAAGGATACTCGACGAACGCGCTCGGATTTATTTCGTTCCGGTCGACTTTTCCGTCTAGCGTGTAAGATCTTCCGGTCTCCGTTATTATCGAATAATAATCCTCGGCGTCGATTTTTTCTACTTCCACGAATCCTTCTCCGATCGTCCAGATCGTTTGTCCTTTTTTTACTCCGGTTAAGTCGCTTTTCATATCGTTATTTCTTTATTTTGTCGTATAAACGAGTCATAATTTTTTATTTTTAAGTTTATTGAATCGTTTATGATACAATTCTCTATCTATTTAATTCGGTTATATTATACATCGCGATTACTTCTCCGGTATTCGTATTCGTGAAGATCTCCTTCGCTCTTACTTCGCAGAGGTATTCCTTATCGGGATCGTTCGATCCGGCTACTTCGATAACGAACTTAAATTGATCGCCGATATTATACATCGGATCGAAAGGAAGATCTCTCTCGATTAATACTCGGCTCGGAGCTCCGTCGACGTTCGGATAATACGGATTGGCCGCGTTGATAAAAAGTTTAGTTTTCGCTTGACTCATTTTAATTTATATTTAGTCGGTTAATAATTCTTTAATAGTTCGATCGCCTCCTTCGGTTCTATTCGGCGACCGTAGTAATTAATTCGTTTCATGGAGAGGAGTCTTTCCTCGATACGGGATACGATAAGAGACTCGTCTTCGGAGGAGGGGGTCCATTCTCCGTAGTACTCGAGAGGTATATCTTCGAATCCGTTCTCGAGCTCCTTAACTTTAAAGCCTCGGTGGATACACTCTCGGTGTAAACTTTTATATCTCCTATGGGCGAAACGGAGTTTGTCCTTAAAAAATAAGACGTGTCCCGCTCCTAATTTAAAGAAGGGAGTCGTCTTCGACTTAGAGCTCGGAAGATGGCGAAGTCTTAAGATCTCGCGGGTCTCCGCTATAAGATGCTGATCCGAGAGTCTTCTCGGAGAGATATCGGCGTTTATTCGGGTCATTAGGTTATTTATTATACTTTTCGACGAAATTATTAAAAGCCTCCTCGATATTTTTATGCATTTTAACTTTCGTAAATACTTTCTGATCTTCGTACTCTAGGGATTTCGCGTAAGTAAAAAGGCTCTCTTTGTAGTGTAGAGTCTTATTCCCTTGCTTGAAAAATCCTACGAGTCCGTTTTCTTTAGTTTCTATCTTGATAATTCTTGCCATGATTTCTAGTTGTTTAATTTTATACTCCGAAGATACGTCGGTCGGTATTACGAACGGTAGAAATTGGGATGAGCGGTAATATAAATACACGAGCGGTCGAAACTAAGGACGAAAAAATCCGCGAAGGTACGCTTTTATATTAAAGGGGGGTATAAAAAAAGGAGTAAACACTCCCTTTTTTATTTAAGTAGTTTATTATTAGAGAGTTATCTCTCTTTAGCTTTACTAAAATAGAGGACCAAGGCGATCGTTAAAATTACGGTCATTAAACGTCTTTCTCGAGGTTTTCCTTCGCCGTCTCGATCTCTTCCGGAGTTAACGGAGCGTTAATCGATTCCCCTTTCGTCGTATTATCTACGCGATCGGTCCAGCCGAAGCGGTTCTTCATATTCATATACCAACCGGTATAAGAGAACTCCTTGTTCTCGAGGTTCGTTCTTCCTACTCGTTTCCACCAAGCCTCGCAGTGCCTCTTGCATTCTTTTAGGGTGTCCGAGAACTCCGGATCTCTATCGATAAGAAGGTACATCGTAGAGCGGGCGATTCCTAGCTCGACGGCTAATTCTACGAACGAGGCTCCTTCTTTAGATAGGGCGATTATAGACTCGCGCCAGTTTTCGGGGAGGGAGTCGGTCGTTACGGGAGGCCGTCCTTTCGGTTTATTTTTATTCTCTTCCATCGTCTAGTAATTTAATAAGATATTCGATCGTTACTACGGTCGTTAATATAGCGAAAATAGTAAGAGGAAACGAATAAGCGAGAGAGAAAATTCCTCCGGCTAATATTAGAAGTATTATTTTTTCTTTCATAAGTATTACAAAAATAGTATTATTTTCTTTTAGTCGAGTTCGCTTTTTTATAATTACGGAGATCGGCCTTCGAAGGTTCTCGGAAATATCTCGGGGCGTATCCTATACGCTCGGCGAGGTCTACGGTCATGACGATATTATCGACGACTATTATCCGGACTTCCGTCATAGCTTTATTCGTTTTAATTTATCTACGTAATCCGGATCCGATGCGTATCGTGCGCAGCGTCCGTCTCGATGCTTCCAGATACATTCCAGAAAATCGTAATAATCTCGGCCGTCGTAATACTTCCGCTGCCAACGGAGGTAATAGTCGACGGATTCGCGCCAAGAGGGGAATCGGAGATACTTTCCTTCGTATCGGAATCCGAAAATATTATTTCGGTCTAGGGAGCAGTTTCGACATTCGAATCCTCCCGTCTCTAATATCGCCTGCCTCGTAACGATCTCCGGATTTTTTATTCCGATCGAATCGGCGTATTTTAATAACTCCTGAGGCGTCTGCGCCGTCGCCGTCGCTCCTAGTATTATCGTAAGTATTAACGCGAACGCTAACGGGAGGAAATAACCTCCTTCGATTAATTTATCTCGCGGGTCTTTCTTCGTTTTTTCCATTTTCTTCTAATTCTTTAAGGTTTTTATAAAATCTGCGATCCTTAAGGATCCCGTAAACGACGAATATTACCGCCGCTACGTGGAGCCATAGGATTATTAAGAGAGCCGTTTCTTTCATCGTTTTAACCTAGAAAGGTAATCGATTTCTCTTTCGATATAGTCCTTCGCTTTTTCTAGGTCTATAATCTTCGACTCGAGGGGCGTCTTCTCCGGATATAATTTCGCTCCGGCTCTAGCTACGTATTTAACGACGTTCCCCTCGTTAAAATTAAGATCGTAAACTTTCGCGAAATCGATAACGTCGATTTTTTCCTCCCTATCGTAGTGCTCCGGCTTTCGTTTCTCGATTTTCGGGAGGAATTCGTCCCAAGAGGCGTCGAGATCTTCCTCGGGAGGTTCTTCTCCTTTTTCTTCGTTCTTTTTATACTCTACTATTTCCGCGAATTCGTCGACTTTTCCGCGATAAATTAAAACGGCGGAAGAGAGTCCCTCTATAAATCCGTCGATATAAAAATGTAATTTATCTCCTCCGGAGCGGAAATATACGTCTTTAATTCCTACGTCGTAAATTCCTCCGGTCGCTAGACAGCGGACTTTCGTCGCGTCTTTATATTTATCCGTTAGGTATGAAATCGTCATCGATTTTTTTATTTGATTTTTTTATAATAATTCGGTCTGTTATTCCAGCAGCCCGTTTTTACTTTTTCGTATCCTTTGGACTTTAGATAATTATTAAAAATCCTCGATATCTGCCTCCCTGAGTAAGCTTCTCCTCTATGGAAATACACGTCGAAGTGTCCGATCGATTTCGCGTTAAAAGTATTCGCGAATAAAAAATGCGCCGGAGATATCTCTTTTATTACTTCCTCGAGGTGTTCGACCGGATTTTCGAAATGCTCGAAATATTCCGACGCGAAAACTAGGTCGACGTTTCCGACAGATTTTAAGGAATCGGTTAATCTACAACGGTCGTTAAGTTTAAAAACTTCTTCGCAAATTTTCCACTGTTTACTGTCTTTTATATTCGTTCCGATTACTTCGGCGTTATAAGTTTCCTGAAGTGCTACGCTAGAGTATCCGATTCCGTTACCTAGATCAGCGATCGTTTTCACTCCGGTTATATTAGTATGCTTTATGAGTCTTTTTATGTATTCCCTCGAGTATTTTTTCCAACATACCCAAGTTTCTGCTAAGTAATATACATCGTCGTAAACAGAGAAATCCGGAGATCCTCCTTCTAGGCTTTTATACCATTTATTTTCTAACAATTCCGTATGTCTTAATTCGTCCCTTTTTGATTTATCGCCAGATAAATATTTAAGAGTATTAAAAACGGTCTCTATAAATTTCTCCGTCGGTAATTTTACTCCGGCATTTTCGCATATCGACATAAAGTCGTTGAGATCTGATTTTGATATTTTACTTAAAAAATTTGTTTTTTCCATGATTATTTATTTTGATTTTTATTAATTACTTAGTTTTTAACCGATTACCTCGTCGTAATATTTTTCCGCTATTTTTTTAACTTCTTCGTATCTTAACGTGTTTCCGTTCTCGAGCTTGAATCCGTTATATCGGAAAAAGCAGAGAATCCGCGTCGAAATATTAAGATCGTAGGCGATTTCTATCGTCTCGTAATCGGCTTCAAATTTAAAATAGAAATACTTTACTATATCGACGAAGTCGATCCATTCGTCGGGAGCCCAAGCTCCGTTCTGCATGAGGTTTTTTTTATCTTTCATGTTTTTAAAATTTATTTTTTATACAGGCGAGAGCTTCGTTCGGATCGAGAGATAATTCCGATAAATAAAGCTGATGCTTAAACTGCTTCGCCTCCTCTAGCTTTTCGATTAATCCCTCGAGATATACGATCCGCGCCGAATAGTTTAGAGAAGAGAAAAAAAGTGCTTTTTTTATTCTAGTAAGTTCCTCCTTCGTTTCTAGTCTTTCGAGCTTCGCGATTATTTTCTCGAATTTTTTATGATATTCGTCTCTAGTCATTTTTAGTCGTTTTAAGTTTATAAAACCGCCACGGCGAGCGGGACGGAGTAAGAAATTTTGATCGTTTATAAAAAATAATCTGATCCCTTTAAGAACTTTCTCGCCGTTTAGGATCGTTGTCGACTGCTAAATTACTTTTTTAATCTACCTAAATACTAAAATTGGTATAAGCGGTAAACTACTCGGATAAGCGGTCGATTTTCTCTCTAAGCTTATAAAAGTCGAATCGATAACGCTCTCCGGTTTTCTTTTCTAGGATAACGACCTCGTCCGTTATTACGTTAACCGAAGTGACGACGTAGAACTTACCTCCGATCGTAAAGCTCGGAGGGATCCCTCCCTTCGGAGGTTTAAGAGATTTCTTCTCCTCCGGAATTCCCATAAATTACTCCTTTTTTATCTTTTAAACAATAGGCGATGAATCCCTTTTTATTTAGTTCGTCGATTCGATACTTCTGTAATTCCTTAAGAGTATCCTTCTCCTCCTTTACCTCTACGAAACGAGCCTCTCCTCCTTCCCCGAGGAGGAGAAGATCGGGAAATCCGTCTTTTGATAATTTTACGATCTTAAGTACTTCGAAGCCTTCGCTCTCGAATTTCCGAATTAATTTTTCTTGATATTTAGATGCCATAATTTCGTTTAAAATGCGTCGACGTGTATTTCTTTTTTCCTTTTACTACTTCGTAGATTTTCGCTCCCTGACCGAACTCGTCGAAGATCCAGTGGATATTATTTTCTTCGCGATCTTTTACCGTCATTCGGTCTCGGCTCTGCCAATAAGATACGGCCGAGTGATCGATGTTGTACATTATCAAATTATCCGCTTTCGAGAGATTCGTTCCCTCTCTTCCCGATACGAACTGAAGCGCGATATCTTTATCCGTCTTATTAAATTCCTCGATATCGGTCGTTATATTTAAAACGGATTTAATCGCTTCTAATTCCGCGATATATTTATAAAATATCGCCTTTTTTCCTCGGAAGTTATCCCTTATGTATTCCGCTTTTCTTTTACAGAGGATTAACCGATCGCCGCTATCTAATTTAATCGTGCCGGAGGAAAGCTGATGGACTTTCTGCATTAACTTCGCCGGAGTATCGGCGACGATCGTATCGGTCGAACCGGTAATTATCCGGTCTTTAAATAGCTTTTTTATTAAGTCGCTAGTCTTTACGTCTACGTAATGGAAATGCTCCTTTATTTCGCTTTTAAAATTAGCCTCTTTCTGCGTAATCGTAACGATAAGAGGCTCGACTTCCGGACGTATTCGATCCCAGTGGGCGTTCTTATAGCACTTCGATTGCCCATAAGCGGTATAAATTATCGAGGGAGTTCCGTATCTTCCAAACCACTGATAGAAATTCCTAAAAGCTCGGAACGGAGAAAAATTCGAGATCCACAACTGGTGGTATATCTGAGAATAACTCTCCGGCGTTAAGGTTCCGGTCATAACTAGGACGTCGTTAGTCGCTAGAGCTTTAATCGTCTTCGTCTGCTTCGACGGTTTTGGAAACGCCGAAATTTTATGAGATTCGTCGACGATAACGAGATCGTATATCTTCGTCATTTTATGAACCGACTCGAAATTGATGAGGTCCATATTAAACCTATGGCCGGCCGCCTCATAATCCGATTTTATCGAATCGATCGCTTTCTTTTTCGTTACGAAGAGGACGCTCCGATAATTCGAAGCGACCTCGAGAGCCGTATGCGTTTTCCCCGTTCTAACTTCGCCGTTGAGAATACAGAGTTTTTTATTTCTTAATATATCGAGGCAGAGATCCGCCTTTTCCCTTTGGTAAGGTCTTAATTTAAACATAGTCGTCTAGGTTTTTATTTTTCTTCGTTAGATTTAAACTCTTTATAATAGTTCCGGATCGATCTTTCCGTTACTCCTAACTGCTTCGCGATTTCCGACTGCTTAAGATCGGGGAACTTCGCGAAAAGTAGGAAGGATTTCTTTTTATTCGAGATTTTAGGACTTTCGTCGAGGAGATCCTTCGCCTCCTTAAGATATTTATTCTCGACCTTTAGCTTTCCGGCGTGGTTCATGAAGTATTTAACGAGCTTCTCGGCGGCGAGAATAGACTCTCGAGATATCTCGAAGGTATTAACGGCCTCGGAGTCGAAAAAACTATGGAGGCTATTTAATAAAAGCGCGAACTTCGGGAGATAAATCCTCTGCTTCGGAACCATCGATTTAATAAATTCGAGAACGTCGTCGGCTCTATCTATTTCGACGAGCTCCGAATCTATTCGGATCCATTCCTCCTTCGCCTCCTTCGACCATACTACTCTCTGCGGTTCGATCTCGTCCTCGATATTATACTTAACGATATCCTTTTTAACGGCTTCGTAAAAATCTATGACGAAAGACTCATACCATTCTTCGATAGCTTCGTCCATTTCGTTTTCGTTTACTTTCTCGATCTTAAGATCCGGATTCGAAATAAGTAAACGGTGCGAAAATCCATTTTCGGAGTTTTCCGGCGTGAAAATCTTCTCCAAGATAGCCGGCTGTATCCCTCCGAGGATCGGAATACAGGGCTTTTCGATTACGCTATTTTTCGACGTCTTTCTATTTAGGATTAGAGATTCTCCGGAGAAACAGGAAAGCCAACGCTCCATATCTGATCCGGATCTATATCGAGTCATATCGTTAACCCATCCGGCGAGCTCGTCTCTAAATATTCCGACGGCGTTCTTACTCTGTTCATGCATCTGAGCTAAAGCTTCGAGAGTAATATCGTCGGCGATAAATTGACTCTGAGTCGGTTCCGTTATCTTTTCCGCGTGCTTCTTCTCCTCCTTAGATAGTTCGGTATAAGCTTCGAATTTCTCGTATGCTTTGAGATATCTTTTAATTTCTCGAAGATTGACTTTTTTTAACGGCGAGATTATATTGTTAACCGAGGGAGTTTTTCCGACTCCCTGCTTTCCTACTAAAGCGATCCAGATGTTACAGTTTGCTTTGAATTTCGAAGTAACTTTTAACTCTAGGGAATTCCCTATAATAACGGCGGTCATCCAGAGTAACGAACAGCCCATGTAATCGACGGAGCTCCCCATCGTAGAGTTACAAACTCGGATATAGTCGGCGAGATCTTTCGGGAATATCTCGAGAGGAAAATCGAGCTCGGACGGTTCGAAATTAACTAACTCCTCCGCAGGAGTAATCTCGATCTCCGGAACGTATCTCTCTCCGTATCCTTCGCGATATAATTGTTTTGCGGCGGAAGAAAAATCCCCGTTATGATATTTAATCGTATAAATATGAAAAGGAGTAAGGAGTTCCTCGTGCGGGTATCTCGTTCCGGTAGAAAAAAGATACATACATCGGGAGTCCATATAAACGTAACCGGAGTGGGCTGATTCGGCTCCGTGCCTCTTAATTATGTACTGCGTTTTTAATTGTCTAACGATCGAAAACTCGTCCTGAATAAGATCCAAGGCTCCGACTTTCTCGTTATAATCTTCCCAAGGTTTAAGGCCGTCGGAGAAGCTTTTCTTCTCTTCCGATTTAGGGACTTCGATCGGCTTCGTTTCCTCTACGTAATTATAAAATCGAGAGCACTCGAAAAGGACCTCGCGATCTTTCGTCGATATCTCCTGAATATTATAATAGTCTAGTTTTGAGACCTGTTTGTCGTAAATAAAACAATATCCTCCGACTCCTCTCGTTTCGATTATCGCCTCCGTATAATTACGAAGTTTCGCGATCTTCTGATTTCCTCCGATTTCGGCGCATCGGTAAATTATATGATATCCGTTGTTAACGGTTTTATAGATAACGAATTTATCGTCGAAGTCGGCGATATTATCCTTTAAAAAAGCGTGGTATTCCTCCCACCAGTCGGTCTGAGCTTTTAACGTCGGAAGTATTTTAAGGTCTATATCGAAGACCTCTAAATTATTGAATCCCGTACAATATCCAATTCCCTTAGTAGAATCTAGAGAGTAATTTCTTTCGAATTCTTCTTTTGATAATTGCCTAGTCTGTTGCTCTTTCCATTTTAAGTTCGGTCTTTTACTATCTCCGACGGTTATAAGGGAAAAACCTTCGTCGATCATTTTTAGGCAGCGCGTTAATTTAGTTTTGTTCATTTTTATTCGGTAAAAAAAAACCTTAGCCTTTCGGGGTCACGCTTCCCTAATCAGCCAAGGCTTTAATAAAATTCTCTTTTCGTTGGCGTGACTCAACGGTTACAAATATAGTATTAAATCGATAACTCCTAACTTTATACTCGATTTTTTTATTTAATAGGAAAAACCGGAAACGATAGGAAAGGAATAGGAAAGGAATAGGAAATTTTTCTATTCGTTAAAACCTTAAGGATAAGCGAGTTAACTCTTTTTTAAGTCGTTTTTTCCTATTTTTCCTATTCGTTTGGAAATTTTCCGGAAAACAATTATTTTTTTTATTTCGTTTTTAAGATAGGAAATATAGGAAAAATAGGAAATTTATACCCTAATCGACTATGGATAGTAGGATTGCGTTTTCCTATTCGATAGGAAAATTTTCCTATTCTTCCGGTTTTTTCCTATTCGGAGGAGTTTCTTCGGCTTCGGTTATCCAGTTCCACCATAGATCGGCGCACTCGGGGTGGATATTATTCCGCGCCGGTTGTTTACATACTTCGCAGAGATTTTCTCCCGTTACGTCTTCGATAATATCGAAGAGAGTCATCTGCGAGGGGTCGATCGTTTTTTCTTCTTCCGGATCTTTCATGTCGTTTTTAGGTATAAAAAAAGCCCGAGCCGGAGCCCGAGCTTTATTAATTAATAAACCGTTAAAAAGGAAGATCATCCTCTTCCTCCTCGATAACTTCCGGCGAGGCGTTCGTCGAAACTTCCTCCTGCTTTTCCGCTCTCGTAATTTTACCGTCGGTCCAGAAAACTTTCCCGTTTCCGGTATAATATCGATCCGCCTTCGCTTCTCTCTGTTCTTTCGTCTGAGATACGTATGAGGATAGATTCTGCCCCCATTGATTTGTCTCGTCGTTAATCGCGATCGTTAAGGCGACGCCGTTCTCTCCTTTTTTCGATACGGTATCGAGTAAGGTCTTAAGCGTTTCCTTTTTGATCCACATGTCTGCTAGTACTGCCATTTTTATTTGATTTTAATTGTTTCTAAATATTCGCGAGCCTCCTCGACTTTCTTCTTTAGCTCCTCGATAACTTCCGGATCGTATTCGACGTCGAAGGTCTTAATCCTAAGATTTTTATCTACTCCGTCGTAATTTTTCGGATCCTCCCAAGTTAAGCTTTCCGGAGTATTTAAAAGAACGTAAACGAGAACGGCCTTTTTAACTCCCGTTAAATGCATGTAAACCTGAAGCTGATAAAAATAGTCTTTCGTCGGAATCTCTTTCTCGAATAACGGGAAGGAGAAGCAATCCCAAGAGCATTTCGTGTCGTAAACTACTCCGTCGACGATTAAATCGGGAGTTCCGGAGAAATACTCGTCTTCGAAAAAATCCTCGTTTTTAACTCCGAAAGGTATATCGAGCCACTCGATCGTTTTATCGATCGCGGTATCCTCCATAATATTTCCCTTATCGAGATACTTCGATTTAATCTCTTTACGGAACCCGTAAAGCGTTTCCTTATAATATTCCTCTAGATAGGAAATCGTCGTCTTCGATAACGTCGCCGTTTTACTTCTCGCCTTGGTCATTAATTTACCGGCCGCGCTTGCTCTTACTTTGAAATTTTTCATAATAATATCGATTTTTAATTCTCTTCGAAGGTAGTAAATAAACCCGCCCGAGTATAAAAATTCGGACGGGCGGTAATATAAAAGTTTAAGCGGTTACTTATTTTAAAAGTTCCGCCTCGTTTTCCGGAGTTAGATTATAAACTTCTTTTATTTTCTCGAGAGATACGGATCCGGAAGCTAGAGCGGATTTTGCTTTCTCCCAGTTCGGGTGCTCCGGTGAAAAATCTATAATAGTAAGATCTAAGGAATACTTAATCTGAACGTCTCTATTTAAGTCGGCTCCGAATAACTTACCGAAGTGATCGCAGGCGTCTTTTATCGCGATAGTTTTCGAGATAGGGAAGGCCATCGCTAGAGCTCCGTTATTAATAGCTGCGAGATCTGCAGGAGATTGTCCTTTCTTCGTCTGAAGTTGCGCCGCTCCGATTCCGTCGTGATAATCCCATTCTCCGGAAACGGGATTCAAGTAATGAACTCGCACTACGGTATAAACTCCGTTGAAAGCCGTACCTTCGCGAAGGATCTCGATCCTATATCTTCGAAATATTCTTTTAAGTAAATACTCGATTCGTTCGATCGGGATATATTTATATCCTTTAATATACGGGTGTACCTTAATCCAATCGGCTTTAGGTTCGTTATTTAATAAGACGGTAAGCTCGTCGTCTTTTCTTAAGGTCGAAAGATCCGCGTGGAGATCCTTTAAACTAGGTAAATTTTTCATTTCTATTTTTTATTTTGATTGATTATGTAAGTCCTCCATTGAAGGAATTTGGCAAGTCCTCGACCATCTCCGGCGAATCGACTCGATAAAGAGGGGGTCACTAAAGTCGGTGCGGATTCGTTTACTCTCTTCGAGTTCGTTTTTGATTTCTTCATAGTTGTATTCTTTTTCTTTAAACGAGGAAGTCCTCTCGAGGATATTCGCGATCGTTTTTCTTTTATTAGTCGTAGCTTTAAATTTACGAAATGTAGTGTAAACAAAGAGCTTATTTTCTCCGGTTTTTTCGATAATCTCCTCGACGTTATAACCGCGATTTATTAGGAGGATAATTTCCGCGCGGGACTTCATAATTTTACTCCTCCCGTTTTCGTTACTTCCGTTAATAACGGAGGCGATATAAGATACCGCGCTTCCTACTCGAAGAGAGATCTCTTTTCGAGAGATCCCTTTTTCGTGTAGTTCGATGATAGTTTCTCTTTTATTCTTTTTCATAGGAGCGGACTTTTTTAATAATTCCGTCGACGGTTCCGAGATTCTCCGAAACTAGATCGTCGATCATTTCGTGAAATAGATCTTTCAATCCGTTATTTAAAGCGAGATAAATACATCCGATATGGTCGGCGTTTTTAGAGTCGAATTCGTTTCTTATAATATAAGCGAGAAGTTCGTTCGACTTCGAGAGCTCCTCCGGTTCCGCTTCTACTTCTCCCCTTCCTTCGCATTCTTCGCAGGCTTCGAGTTCGGTACATCCTCCGCAACATACGCTCGACGGTTTAAAACAAAAAGGACCGGATTCGACCATTCCGGATCCGCCGCAGTTTTCACATTCTTTATTCATAACTATTATTTTTATCGTTTAAGTTTACGATTACAAATCTAAGTTACCGAAAAGGATTAAATCGTAAAATTGGGATGAGCGGTCGAGAAACTATTTAAACGGTAAAAGCCCCCTAAAAAGGAGGCTTTTCCGAATAAAAATCAGATATTAATCTACCTAAAACAACTATGAATTCCCGAAGATAATAAAAAAACCTAATCCGCCGCCGAAAAAACTAATAAAAGACCAGCGGAAAGATCGAGATCTCCAGAGAGTTTTCTCTTTTACCTCCGTATCGAGTTCCTCGTTTAAAGTTACTATTTCGTTAATCTGCCCCGCGATTATAGTATCTTTATAACTATTAAGATCCTTATATCTTTCGATTAAAGAGTCTTTTTTCGGAGCGGAAATAAGACACTTAAGGCAACGGACGTCCTGCTCGATCGTATAGACGACCGTAGAATCATCGCGGATTGTAGATTGCGCGAAGGCTGTCCCGCTTAACGCGATCCCTATCGACGTGAATACTATTAATTTCTTCGTGTAATTTTTCGATCTCATGATTTTGAATAATAATTTCCTTAATAATCCTCGGTTCGTTAATACAAGGCTCGCAAATCTCGTCTTTTTTAGTCATACGACCTAATAGAAAGCCGACGATTAATAATAAGATATAAATAATTTTTTCCATCGTTTTTATTTTATCGATTTCCAGAATTCCTTCGCGTCGTATCTCGGGCAGGATTTCGATACTCTCGGGAAATCTCTATGGCCTAAAACCTCGGCCTCCGGATAAACCGCCTTAAGAGTTTTTAAAATCGTCGCGAGAGCCGTCATTTGGCTTCTCGTTCTATCGTCTTCGTTCTTTCCTCCGATAGTCGATACGTGGATCGCCTTCGCGTTATAACCTCGGACGCCGTTCGCGATCTTATCCAAGTCCTGTAACTGAGTTACCTTTCCCGATCGATCTATTATAAAATGATATCCGGCGTTTTTCCATCCTAGTTTTTCGCGCCAATATTTCTCTATCGATTCGACTTTAGTCGTTAAGCTCGTCGCCGTACAGTGGCAGACTATGTATTTAATTTTTCTCATATCTAGTTAAAAATAATGCGTTAAATGGGAAACTCTCCCGTTATCCCTCGAATGAATAAATCCCTCGATCGCTACTAGGTTAATATAACCGGATTCGGCGTGCCAGATATCCGGAGAAGACGGCGACCTTAAAAAAGTAACATTCGCGCCGATATAATCCTTCGAGCTTTGATACTTAGTAATATCCGAATGATGGACGTGATGAAGGTACGAATATCTATATTTTGTTTCGGCCCACATGCGAGGTTCCTCCTGAGCCATTAAAAGAGGGACGTTCGAAGGCTTTCCTTTATCTCCATGCTCGAATTCTAACATCGATTTATGATATCGATAGTATTTTCGATAACGAGGCGAGTCTTGAAAAGTTACGTTTTTCGAGAATCGGAACCAAGAAACGAGAGAATCGGCGAGGCAAGTCCCGAGGTGAAAATCGTGATTGCTCGGGCAGTGGATAACTTCGACGTCGGCGACGGAGAGGCAGGTCTCGATAGATTTTACGTACATCATTTTGGCTATCTTAAAAGCTTGCCACCAATGAAGATCCGTATCCTGAGGAGTTCCGTTCGTCGTCGCCTTACTTTTTCCGTCGGTATTAAGTACGTCGTTACCTATTACGAAGACGATCTTCTCGATATCGAATCCGACCGATTTTTTAAGTATTCCCTCGACTCCCTCGAGAGCTCTTTCGACGGCGACGTTACTATCGTAAGTGGCTCCCGTCATGAATAATTGACAGAACTTATTAATATGAAGATCCGCTATGTCGATAACTAACAAATGCGGATCTTTTAATTTCTTTCTCTTTATCTTCGGATATTTCGGAGAGTAGTCTTTTAAACCTTCGAGAAAAACGTCGATAAAAGTTTTAACTTTTACGTTTTTAACGGTATAAGGATTATCGATCTTCATCGAATAATCGCGGCTTTTATCCCAGATTAATCTCGAGTTAACGGCGATATCGAGCTTATCGTCCGGAATTCCGAACTCCTTTTTTATCGTTTCCTTTAATTTAAGGATCTGCATATCGCTTCCGTTCTCTAGTTTATAGGCGTTTATTTCGTCCCTTTTTTCCGAGCTTACTCGATAATTACCGCAGGAGTTAATTTTCCCTAAAAACTTAAGAGCGACGTCATCCTTTAAGGTTATTTGATAACTTTTATTTTTTTTCGACATAATTATTTTTTAGTACTCTGGTAAGCCGTTACTCCGGCGAGCGCAGCGATTAATCCGGAGACGATAGTCCCGATCGAAATCGCATTTTCGTTATCCGTATGAAAGACGACGATCCAGAAGAGGCATAAAACGGAAGCGAAGAGAGAGAATCGTTTTCCGGATCCTTTCCCGTTTTCGTCCAAAAAAGACGAGCAGACGATGTTAAAAATCTTATTCGCGGCCTTCTTCAATATCTTTTTCAAGTTGTCTCTTTTTAATTTTAGCGTCTAATCTCGCATTAATAGCCTTGTAAACCGTCCAGATAAAACCGACGGCCGCCGTTGCCATAATAATAAAATCGTTAATCTGTCCGATACTTATTTTATCGATTATCCAAAAAACGGTTCCAGTAGTTAAGGCCGTTATTCCTCCTGCGTCTTGCATTTCTAAAGTCATGATATTAAATTTCTTCCACCTCCCAAGTTATTTCTTCGATATTATATCCGATATTTTCCTTATCGAGTTCCTCCTCCCATCCGAGAGGTAGACACCATTTTCCGTTTATATTAACCGGATTACATACGACGCCCCAACGGGTACGACTCGCCTCGTCTGAAAAAATATCGACTAGACTCTCGTAATTAGTTAAAACTATTAAAAATTTTGTTATCATCTTCCTCCCGTTATTATATTCGATTGATACCAATTTAAAGCCTCGTACAAATCCGCGTGCTCGTTAGCCGTTAAGGACGGTAATCCGTATAAATACCCCGTAAATCTATCTAGTGAATTCGCTATCTGCGTACTGCCTTGCCTTAAAAACGAGTGGAATCCCATTAATCGACCGAAAGGACCGGAAGAAGCCTGCGAAATACTACCGACTTGCAAACCGTTTATATGATAGGTTTTAGTTGCTGAGTCTGCTCTTTGAATTATAAAAAGTCCCTCTTCCGGAATACTCGATATGGTTTGTATGGCTGGTCCGTTATCGTTGACCCTCCAATTTAAATCCGTCAAATTTGCTTGATTTTGCATTAATACTTGAGGAGTCCCCGCTCCGGCATCGCAACCTAGACGGATTCTGTTAATCGTGTCGAATCTTTCGGAAATCATACAACCGTGGGCGACGTCGTTAGTTGGAAAAACGTTGACCGCATCGATAGTCCTAAAGACTTTTGTCGATCCTCCCGTTACTCCGTTCGGTTGGAAATCTCCCGCTACAAAATTAAGGTAAGTCCCCCGCTGCGTCGCCGTAAGAAATTCGATCCTAAATCCGTCCGCGCTCGCTATCGAATCGCTCGAAGGAGCTAAAAGCCAGAGACGAGTTCCGGCGGCGAGCATACGAGCCCAAAGATCCGAACCGTTCGCCGTTCCGTTTCCTTTTAATCGGGAGACGGTTCCGCAGATGGTGTTCCTCTGCCTAGCTTCCATCGTTACGCCCGTAGCCGTTTCGTGCGCCGAAATTATATTCTGCGCCTCTATCGGGCAAGAAAGGAACGAACCGCCGTATATGAATCTTCTAGACATAATTTCCTTTCAAAGTATATTGTCCGACTCCCGAAGTTATCGAACGTCTGAAATAGTAATCCGTTCCGAGCGTCGGAGTAAAAGGAAGCGAAAAAGGAACGAAAGTAATATTGTCCGTCGATATCTCTATCGTCCCGACGTTCGTACTCGAGAAAACCGTCGTGAGAGTTCCCTCGCTTAACGCGTCCGTCTGAATAAAACCGACGTCGTCGCCGTCTTGGAAATCCAACTGCCAAAATAATTCTTTCGGATCTCCGATCGCCGGACATTGATCTTCAAAAACGTAATTCTCCGATAAGAAAGGAAGAGGACGATCTCCGACGCAGGTCGAAGTTCTTCTTTTAAGAACTCTCTCCTTAAATCTAATCGATATCTTTACGTTTCGATTTCTCGAGTAATAAGTTTCTTCCTCCGGATTAACTAAAACGACCGGAAAACTTCGATAATCGTAGTTATGGTTGTCGTTATTATAATCCGAAATGTAAATGCTCGTGCTCCTTAAAAAGTAATTAAATAGAGGTTGAGCGACGCAGCGATGCGGTATAAGTCCCGAGTTAAGAATGAACTCCGAAGTTAAATCCGATCGATTAAGTTTCTGGTCGTTATTCGTTTTAATCTCGAAAGTCTGATCGTAAGAATGTTCCTCATATCCGAATTTCCCCTCAAATCTTAAGTCGTCCGCGATATTTAAACCTTTATAATTAAAGCCGGAATCTTCGAGATATCCGTTCATTACGCTTTCGATCCTTACCGTATTATTTGCGAGCTCCGGAGAATACTCCTTTAATTCGTAAGGACAGGAATAACTCGTCGAGGAAGGTCTCGCGAATAAACTCTGCACCGTTTTTATTACGAAAGTTCCCGCTCCTAAAAGCTCGAGAACTTTACGCCATTGAAGTTGGTAATATTTCGCCAGAGGTTCGTAAGTATAAGATCCGACCGGAAAATATGTCCCGTAAGTATTATCATCGAGAGCGTATTCCGTTCCGTCGGAGCAGCGGACTAGGAACCAATTAACATTGTAGGCTCTTTTTCCGGCGAATAATCCTTTTATATCGTTTTTATATCTCGCGGAATCTATCGTCGAACCGAAGACCGGAAGCTTATAACAGCAGACGTCGGGGAATTCGAGATCGTCGTCTTCGAAAATTCTATCGTCTACGACGTCGGCCCAAATGAAAGTTCTCTCGAGGTAGTCGGTCGCTTCTCCTCCTCCTTCCGGAGAATATCGACCGGAGTAAACGGCCGAGATTTTAAAGTTTAAAGATCCCTGCGGTATCAAACTCGGTTCGATTCGGCATCTTAACTCTACTTGATTCGTCCCGATAATAACTTGAACCGTCGTCTGCCCCGATAAAGGTTGTAAAGGATTCGAAGGCTGAGGAGTTTCGTCGGATCTAATTTTCCACATGGATAGATATCCGGCTCCGTTTTCTATCTCGAGAGTAATCTCTCCGTAAAAGTTAAAAAAGTCGTATCCGGCTCGAGACATTACGCAGGAAACGAAAGTCTCGTTGTCTTCTAGTATCGCATAGAGAGGTTCGTCGTACTTATTAACCTTCGAAGCGGCGAGGAATAACTCGTCGGAAACGAAAGTGTTATCTCCGAAGGTCTTAATCTCGTGAGTAATCGTTTTGTCGTCGTTATACGGTTTAATATTAACCGGATATTTTCTCTCGTATTGAACCGGCGTCCCGTTCTCATCTTCGGTATCTAAGAATAAATATTGCCTAATTCCGTAACCGGTCGGTAATTTAGTCGACCATTCGTTGTTAAGATTATCGTTCGGCTCGTTCGTATCGTAGAAAATCGTTGGGACTAATCCGTTTGCGATCCACCACTCCCAACGAATACGGAAGGGAGTAACGAATCTATATCCTCGATTATCGCCAACGTCTAACGAAGGAACTCGCACCCACTCGATTCTATTGTTTTTAAAGGTCGGTTCATATTCGAACTGTCGCTGGCTAATATAATTGATAATTTGAGTCCCGTCGCTACCTACTAAAGAGTTTGCGAGATTAACAGAAATCTCGTCTAGATTATAAACCGTCGCCTCCGTCGTAGTATCGTAAATTTCGAGCCCGATTCGACCGGTTTTAATAACCGCGTTAATCGGAAAAAGGAAAGCGGTAGAAAAATGATAATCGTCTTCCGGCGCGAAAGTATATCCTTCCCCCTCGAAAGTTAACGGATCCGTATAAAAGTCTAATTCGTTCGGGAAAAAACCGAAGCCGACTATATCCTCGAAAGTCTGAGGAACTACCGGCGCGATATAAACCTGATTCGAAAATAATAAGTTAACGCGGTCCGTAGTCGAAAGAGCTCCGTCGGTTCCGGCGGAACACCAGAAGCTGAAAAGATTGTCGTTAATTCCTAAATCGTTAACGTATTGAGTAAACGCCGCGTTTACGTCGATAATAATTTCGACGTCTACTTGGTTCGAAGTAACTACGTTGAACCAATAAGAGGTTACATCGATACGAGCTCCGAGATCGTTCTCGAAGCCGGTTATCGTAGAGACTACCGGCGCGGCCGTATGTCCGTAAGATTGTAAAACGCCGAGAGTATTGGCGCATAACATCTCTAAATTAGTAAAGTTTTTATTTCCTAAAGGAACCCTATTAATCGGATTTAAACTAATTCCGAAATTGAATTCCGAATCCGAAGTCGTAAATCCGGAGCCGAGTACAGAAAATCGAATCGTCGTCTCTCCTTCGTGCGATATCCCGCTTATCTGATTCGAAAGAGAATCCTCGAAAATTACGTCGATAAGAGAATAATTTTTCTGCCCTCCGTTAAAACTTTCGTCGAACCATCCGGTGTTTCCTACCGCGATAAGTTTCCCGTCGTTTAAATCGCTCGATATCGCCGTCGTTTCGTCGAAGGCGTTTCGATAACACTTAACTTGGTAAATATCTCCGAGGCATTCCGTTGAAGCGTACCAAGTCGGCTTGGTTTTATTTTCTATTTCCGTCGTCTGATCGTATAATCCGACGATCGAATGAACGACGACGATCTCGAAATCATTAAAGGCGTCCGTTATTCCCTTCCCTTGGATAGTAACCGAATCGATCGAAGATCCCGATTGTATATTCTGCGGCGTTAACGTCGTAACGGTTACGAGATCCGAAGCGTCTAATCCGGAACCGCGTAAAGCGGTAACTGTTCCGTCTAGTAAAGAGTTAAGGCTCGGCGCGTTATTAGTACTATTTAATATCTGGTTGTATTTAAACTCTACGGCCGTAATCGGATCCTCGACGTATAAATTAAGATAATTAATGATGTAGTTTCCCGTTGTGCCCGGTATAGAGTAATTTGTCCCCGAATTTAAAAGAGATCCGGAGATCTCCATCATGGAACCGTTAACGGTTACGACGGTAAGGCCGAGCGAAGAAATATCGACGTCGGTATTATTATTCGAATTATTAGGATTATTCGAATAGTTTAATATTCCCGTTAAGGAAGCTCCGGCGGTAAATCCGAGGCTCTCCCAAGTTCCGGAGGATAAAGTCAAGACGTTGTTGGTCGAAACGGTTACGGAAGTCGATCCGGTCTCTATTCCGGCGTAAGCTCGGACGTTTATAGTAGTTCGAACCCAATCGCCGACGTTTCCGACTAAAGCGGTATTCGAACCGCTGCCGGTATACTGAGGCTGTTCGCTTATTCTTGATAGTATATTAACCGGCATTTTTCAAGTCTTTTAAAATCGATTCAAATTTATTCAAAAATTCTGAATTTTTTCCGATATTCTCCGGTTTTTGCATCTCGTTTTTCAATCGAAGTACTTCCTCGGCGATTTCCGGATTTTCCTCCATTACTATCGGTAAGGCTCTAGAGAATTCATTTTCAAGTACTTTAAGAGCTCCGTCGGCAGTTTTTTGTAGAGTTTTCAACTCTTCTATATTTTTTTGTAAAAATTCCATTTTTTAAATATCGTTATTATCAGCGAGATCCGTATTGTCTCCCGTTAAAAAAGTCTGCTCGAGGTTCGTCGTGTATAAAGTGTTAACTCGATACTCGATCGATCCGGAATCTTCTTCCATAGTCCAGATTAAGTTCGTTATCTCGGCGGGATCTCCGGCGGGAGTTTTCGCAAAGTTATTAATTAATAATTCACTAACGGTAGAGCGGCATATTTTTAAAGGCATAGAGAACGTCTCCCATTGATTATGTTTTCCGTTCGTTACGACGAAACTATTTATAAAATGAAAATCGTCGTACAAAAGGACGGCGTTAACCTTATCCCTCTGATTCGGAGATAAAATATCTCCGGACATTATTACGCATTTTGGTACGTCCGTAAAATGATCCGAAAGCAATAAGTTTCCGGTTCTATTTAAAATCTGCTGCGCGAAATCCGTCCCTCCGTTCCCGAAAGTTAACGTATTCGTTAACGAATCGACCGCGCTAAATAATCCGAAAAGGATATTTTCGAACAACGATAAAGTATCTTTTCGAGTTCCTAAAGCGATCGGAAGATCTACGACTTCGGATCCGGCTACGTTTAAGTATTGAACGCCATAGGGATTCGTCGCCGGCTTCGTAATAATATCGTAAGCGGTTCGATCGTAATTATCGAGCGTATTTTGATCCTTCTGATCTAAAGCGAACGTGATAAAATAACCGCCGCGAAAATCGTCGGCGTTGTCTCCTTTTACATTTAATCGTCGACTCTGATCGTTAAAATTTTCCGGAATTACGAAAGTCGAAGACGCCTGCCAGTAATCCCAACGCTCGAATCTAAATACTCCGTTCGAAATAACGTAATCGGCGTTGAATTTTCTTTTCATAGTTTCTACGAAATCGCCGAAGAAATAAAGACCGGTATCGTTTCGCCTCGGGCTCCCTCCGTTTTTAATTCCGGAGTTAAATTTCCCCCTCTCCGTCTTCGAAGGAAGAAGAACGGCTTCAGCCCAAGTGGGATCGTCGAAGATCGTACTCTCGAAAGTAAGACCTAACTCGGCGCATCCTTTTTCGAATAAAGATCGATATTTTATTCCCGTATGATATCGCGTCCGACTATAAAGTTGTTCACCTAACTGTTTGATCAAATTCTTTAAAGCGATCGCGATCGATGCCGCATAAGCTAGTTTTATAACTATTTTTAAAATCGCAACGGCCGTCGTAGTCGGAACGGCACTCTCTGCCGCCGTCTCTCCGGTATCTTTTATAAATTGAGCAACTTGGACCGATACGTTATAAATCGAGAAAGACAAAAATACTACCTGTAAAGCGTCCGGAATATAGTTAATATTGTACGGAACCTGCTTAAAATCCGACGGAGAGAATTTTCCCTCCTCTTCTAGTCTCGCGAATTGAATAACGCCCGCCTCTCCTTTGAACCAATCTTTTAAACCTACGAAAGAGACCGCGTGCTCGACTTCGTTGCAGCTTATAATCCGGAGGTCTTTTCTTAAATCTATTAGTAAAGGAGGAAGATTCAGAGACCCGTCCGGATCTACTACGTTAATCTGTAAAGGTCTAGAAACGAAAGAACCTAAAGAGTCCGACCGAAAGGCGATAATCTTCTCGGCGTCTTCTCCTCTCCAGATTAATTTATCGAATTCAACTTGAAGACCTCGGTCTTCTTTCCAGTTAATCGAGACCTCGAGATCTTCGAAGTTAACCGGCTTCGATTTCGATTGAACTCCGTCTATGTAAAATTGTAATCTATTCATTTCTTATCTTAATCTAGTTTTATGGATCGTCGTCGTCGTCTTACCGTTTCCCGTTTCTTTTTTAATAAAATGTAAAACCTTTCCGACTATTTCCGCCGAGTTATCGATTACCGGCTTTCCGGCGATCTGCTTTAAAAGAGCGTTATTTTGTTTTAACTCGTCGTATATCTTCGGATCCGAATAAGTAGGAACCGCCGTAATCGTTCGACGTTCCATTCCGTGGACTCCGTTCTGATACATTAGAGCGTAATTCGTAATCTGATCCGTCGTCAATCCTTTAAGACGATCGGATTTCTCTTTATTAAGGATAATCTCGTCCTTATCTACTCGGGCGAGAATTCCGTCTCGGCCGTTCGATACTTTATTCCCTAAACTATCGCCGACGGTCGTCTCGGTTCCCGTCCAGAAGGCCGGTATCGAATTAAGGAAGCCGAGTAAGGTCCCGAGCTGCGCGATCGTAGATCCGGCCGGATTATTAACTCCTTGCTGAACTTGAGAGTTGAAAGCTTCTAAAGTAGCGGAAACGAGTTGGATCCTCTGCTTTCTTTTAAGAATTCTCTCCTGCTCCGCTAGAGCTTCCGCTTCCGCTTTCTTCTCGAAAGCGAGAGAATCCTCGGCGTTTTGGACTCCCGCGTTTCGTGCCGCGATAATTCGATCCTGCTCCCTAACCGCCGCGTCAGCTTTTCTTTTTTCGGCTTCCTCTTCCGCGTTTAAGATCTCGAGACGTCTCTCGAAGTTTATTCTTAATAAATCCGTTATTCGGTTCGATATATCGGCGATTATTTCCGCCGAGGTTTTAAAGTTTTTAACCGCGTCGTCAGTCTTCTTTTTACTCGGAAGACCTAACTCCGTAATCGGTTGGAATTCGTCATCATCCTCGAAAGCTTCCGAGGTCGTATCTATCGCGCCCGATCTCGCTTCGGCTCTAAATCTTTCCGGAGCTCCTTCGAGTCCGCCGGTCTCGTTTACGAGTTCCGCTCTCGCGATTTGGAGATCCAATATCCCTAACTGCTCGCGAAGAATTCGCGCCTTTTCCGTCTCTAATCCGTTCGAAATAATAAGCTCGTCGGATAAAGCTTTCGCTTTCTTCGTCTGTTCCGCTCTTAATTTATCGAGTCCCGTTAATTCGATTTTTGCTCTTTCTCTCGCTTTACTAGAGGAGCCCCTTCCGGTCGTCTCTTCTTTAATTAAAGCGTTTACTTGAGCCAACTTCTCTTGTAAATCCGCGAGTCTCGAAGTCTCGTCCGCGTTTATATCGACTCCCTCCTTTTGTAGTTTATTTTTCTGAAAGGTCGCTTGATTTAAACTTTTAAGGATATTTTCCTGCGCCGCCAATTCCTTGCGGAGCTTATCTCGGTCCGCCGATCTTATTATAAAATTACCCGCTTCGTCTCTTTCGTTAAGCTGCGCCTGAATATCCGCGACGCGCTTCTTCGCTTCCGCTACCGGTCCGAGCGTGTCCTTTAATTCGTTGAACTTATCGATCTGGTTTTCCGCTACTTTAATGCTTTTCTCGGCTTCCGAAGTCGCCGCGATCTCCGTCTCGATTTCGCTTTTAAGGACCTTTAATTGTTCCTGCGATAATTCGTTGAGAGATTCGAAAGTGTCCGCGATTCCTTTAAGGTTATTCTCTCGCTGCTTTATCAACTCGAGACCTCTTTCGAGAGCTCGGTTATTTTCTTCGATCGCCGCCGTATTTTCGTCTATTTCATCGGTACTATCTCCGAGGATACCCGTAAAGGATAATATCGTCGTTATTCCGGTCGAGAGTAAACTTATCCAACCGGCGAGAGGGATCGATTTTATCGCCGTTCCTATTCCTCGGAATCCGGCCGCCATTCCTTTTAGACTTAAGGACGCCGTTCTTACCGACTTAATTACGTTAGTTAAAAAGGTAGCGATTCCGCTCTTTTTAATTTTTTCGAACTCGTCTCCGGTAAGTTTTAAAGCTAGTCGATACGATCCCCAAGCGGTCAATCCTATCGTTAAAAGTTTCGAGATCGTTCGGAAGTTATTCGCTACGAAATTTAATACTCGGAAAAGTCTATCGAATACCGGTATCAAGAACCTCGAAAGCTGATCCTTCGTATTTTGGAGAACTACGTTCCAACGCTGCTGATTATTCCCCGCCTCGTCTAATACCGCGCCCGCTTCCGCGACCTCTCTCTTTGCGATATTCGCAACGGCTTGGACGAAGTCCGGAGTCTGCTCGAGTTCCGCGTTTAATTCCGACGCCGAGATCCCGAGGTTATCGATACGAAGCTTCGACTCTTTCGAAAGACCTTCGACGAGTGAATCCTTCAACTTATCGATGCTCGTACCCGTCTGCGCCGCCCTAACAGCTAGGAATTCAAAAAGGACGTCCGTCTGTTCTAACGAAATATTAAAGTTATCGAATTCGACTAAAGATCGTTTTATATCGGTATCCGCTACGAGTCCACGAGTCGCGTTTTTAACTCTTTCAAAAGCGGCCTCTCCTCGAGCTCCTAATCTATCGAAAGCGAACTCGATCCCTCGAAGGTCGTTCCCTCTCTCGAGTAATTCCGCTCCGAGATTTTTAATCCCGATAATCGCCGTCGATATTCCTAAACCTCCGAGGAGAGTCGTTCGAAGGTTATTCCACGCGCTCGCGTAGTTCCCGACGTTTCTAAAATTACGCCCGACCGTTTTATCGATCCCTTTTAACTTCGTATCGAGTCGAGTTATCTCTTTTAATAATCCTCTCGCGACTTTTCCGTTTTCTCTACCTCGAGCGGCTAAATTCTGATATCTATTAATTAAATCCGTTAATTGCTTAGATTCCTGTTTATAGACGTTGTTTAAATTCTTTCTTTGAGCGATCTCTTTCTTCCTCTGATTCGCTCTCTTAGTTTCTAGACCGATAAGAGCCTTCTCCGTCTGGATCTTCGCTCTTTTAACTCTTTCTTGTTCTACTATCGCCGTTGAAAGAACTTTCTCCTGCTGGATAGCGAGCTTCATATCTCCGGCACGCGATGCGGAAAGAGTCGCGTTCATTTTTTTCGAATCTTTCGCGATCTTCGAAATCTCTCGATCTATCTTTCCGTATATCTCGAGCGTCTCTCGTAACTGATTTATATGGTTATCGAGCGCGTCGTCTTTAATTATATCGTTTCCGTCTATTGGTTTTGTTGCCATTTTTTCGCGTTTTTGTTTTCTTCTTCGATCATTATAATCGTTTCCTTATATTCGACGACACTCGTCTCCTTTGATTTTACGGCATATCCGACGTATTTAGATATCCGGACTAAATTACTTTCTAAAGTAGATCGATCCTCTTTAGGAAGTAAAGCTTCTATCTGCCCTTGGACGACCTTTAATTGGTTTTTAATAAAGATGTTTCCGGAAAGTAAATAATCGACCGAAAGCCGGATCTTCGCCTTTAAGTGAACCATCAGCATTTCGGTATCTCCGTCCGCTCCGAATGTATCTAAATATTCCTGCGTTAAGTCGTTCGATCTCTTTTCGAATTCTCCGACGTTTTTCTCGTCGCATATTTCTTCGTACTCCTTTAGAAGAAAATTATAGTCGTTATTCCGCGAAAGCATAAACCAATTATAAATCGGCATTTCGTGAATACTAGAATACATTTTTCTTCTTAAGTCGTCCATAATTTAATAAGATATTCGATATAAAGACCTTTCGCAAAATTAATTAATTTCTCGAGATTTTCGTCCGTTAATCCGATGATCTCCGATCCATATTTTTCGATAAGATCGTCGTCGTCTTTAATCGTATTCGCCGAGATTACGATTTCACCCTTTCTAACTTCGACCTTAAAAGTCCGGTAAAAATCTCCCGTATCTTTTAACGTAACCCGATCGAAAGGCTTTCCTTCGAATTTTTTTATCATAATCGTAATCTCCGAATATCTTCCGAGAGACCTCCCGAGACTATTAATCCCTTTCTCATAAAGCTGCTTTTCCGTATTAAGATCGATAATCATATCCTTAACCTCCGTATTATTAAGAACTAACTTGAAAACTCGATCCGGATCTCTTAGCTTCGAAAGTACTTTTTTCGCTTGTAGATAAAATATCGTATTTCTAAAGACTTTAGTCATGATTAAAAAAAAGCCTCCTCGATATAAGAGGAGGCTTTCGTTTTTTTAAAGGTTACTTTTTTCGGTTCTTCTTAATCTCTTCCCATACCTCGTCGAGTGTATAGGGGCTAAATTTAAAAGCTAAATGGCCGAATCTTTTTTTGAATTTCGCTTTCGTCATTCCCTTAAAGTCATCCGCTTTTTCGTTTATGCCTACCTTACCAAAAATCATAATCTTACGCCTCTAGGAAAGTATAATCTTCGAAAGCTAAAGGAGAGCCGTTCGCGTAGCTTAAAACTAAGACGTCCGCCGTCGTTTGAGATGTATACAATATTTCGTATTCTCCTCCTCCGTTGTCTACGACTCCGGAGATCGTTACGGCACCGCCGGTCGTAGTATTCTGAAGAGTATAATACGCCGCATCGTTTGCTCCCGCGATAGGTTCGTCGACTGTACTATTATTCGCCGAAAATACGATGTTAACCGTTTCAGCTCCCGCCGAGTCAGCTGCTCCGTCTCCCGTTAATAAAGCTTGGATTTGAGGCGTAGTTCCTAAAAGATCCGCGTCGATAATAGAAGCCGGAAGGAATCCGAAATCCGAATCGTTGTAAGCTTCCGAAACTTGGAATGTCACCATTAATTTTTGTTGTCCCGTCTTCGTCTGAAAAATTTCCTTAACGAATAGAGTCCCTTTCTCGATCGGAATCGGCTGAACTCCTCCGTCTACTTTTAGACCTCCTAAGTTCTTAGTGTTAGAAATCGCGTAAAAACCGAATTCTCCACATCTAAGACCTTCAATAAATCCTTTTACTTTACTAGGAACGCCGTAAACCTCGAAAGTAATCTTTCTAGTCCCTTCCGAAACGAAGATCTCAACTCCGTCTACGTCTTCCGTATTCGGATCCTCTCTCTCGTCCGTTACCGCTTTTACGTTAGATAAAACCGAGATCTTAAGATTTTGATCCGAAGAATAAAGAGAAGACTCCCAAGTCAATTGAGTTAATTTTGCCGCCTCCGTTGCTTCGACCTTATTATCGTCGCCGCTACTATTTTTAATTTTTTGGAACGCGTAACCTAGAGGATAACCGAATTTATTGAAGCAACTCGATAGACCCCATCCTTTGGTTCCGTCCGTACAATTACAAGCTTCTACTGCCATAATATTATTTTTTTAACTTTTAACAATTACAATTTTCGTCTTCGAAAAATTCAAGAGTGATTCGCACCTCTACTCCGGAAAGCTTCTCGTCGAAAAGTATCGATCTCGAGCCGTTTGAGTCTTCCGTCCCCGCGAGAACTAATTCACGCACGTTATAATTCGGCAAGTCCATAAAGATACTCTGGTTCGTTTCGATATATTTTTCAATTCTATTTTCTAATAAATTCCTTAACGGCTCGATAACTCTCTCCTCGTGCACCTTCGTATACCAGACCGGATTATCTCCTCCGAGAGATTCTCCGACTAATAAAACGCGATCCATTAGGTAGAAAGTAATTTCCGCCTCTAAATCGAAAGGACTCTCGAAGTTTCCTTTTTCGTACTCGAAAGGAGTACGAAGCCAGAAAAAAGGCGAGATGATATTCCGATCTATTTTATCGACGTCCCTCTCGAGGTTCGTATCGTATAAGGTCCCCCAGTTGAAATGAAGAGCCTCGACTTCGAACTCCGTCGCCGTTATCGGGTCCGTCCCTATTACGTCGATATATTCGTTTATTTTAAATCCGGAAATCTCGTAATCTATTCCGTCGATCGTTACCGTTTTCCCCGTCGCGAGGTTTAAGGTATCGCAGGAATAAACTCGAAAGCCGCCGGAGATAGCTTCGACGCTTTTAATCTCGAAAGTATAATCGAGATCCGAGATCATCGTTTCGAATATGTTTCTAATTAATAGCATTTAATAAGGGAAAGAATAATTTTTTCGAACTCCCTCGAAATCGGGGAAGTCGTTAATATTTTGATAAATATAGTTCTGGATAGTTCTAAAAGCTTCCGTCCCCTTATTTCTAACGGTAGTAATGTATTTCCCGTCTATTTTAGCCGAGTTCGATACCGACGCCTGAATATTTCTCAGACCTACGTTAGTACTTATCTGCGGCGATCGTACGTGAAAAGCCACGTAAACGTACGCCTTAAGCATTTCCTTTATACCAAAAGAGTAATAAGAATCGGCGAAATAATAGCAGTACATTCGATGCTTATCTAAAATCAACCTATTATAAATAGTGAGATAATTCGGATCCGCCGGAGTTCCTCCGTTTGCGTTCGCGTCCGCGAGAAATAAGTCTCCTAGCGTCTTCCCTAGTAACTCGTAAATCGTACGAATTTCCGTCTCTTCGATAATAGAATCGAGAATCGAGTCGGTTTTCGCGTCCGAGGAAATAGCGTAAACGCCAACGAAATCTGCTTTTGATATTAATATCGCCATTTTTAGTTTAAAAACGCCCGAGCGTATAATCCCGAGCTCGATTAATTACTTTCCTTTTTTAGCCGCTTTTTTTGCCTTTAATTCCGCCGGAGTAAGTACGGAGTCGGCGCAACCTTCGCAGGGAGTTCCCTCTTCGCAATCCGGACAAGGTTCTTCTTTTTTCGGAGCGGCCTTTTTCGAAGTAGCTCTTTTTTTCGGAGC